CGTACACCGGCACCGCCTGTCCGCGTACACTGTTGTCTCTGCCCCGTCTGGCACAATACCGCCCGCCCCGTCGTCCGCGTCCGCCTTGCGGATCACGTCAACGATATGGACTAGGCCATAGAGGGGGTGTGGGCTTGAACTCATTAGGGGTGCTCCCCGTAGAGGCTTCTCTTATCAGGCACCGCCATAAAGAGCGAGGAATAGTTGATATGCCGGGCCAGCAGCATATCCACATCGCGGAGGCCGGTTTGCTGTCCCGTCAGGTAGTCCCCGCTGAACGTAACCGTGAAGTCGTTCCACACAATCTGCTTCACCCCGCCCAGGCTTGCCCCTGAGCTTCCGGGCTTCAGGCGTTCCAGTGTGAGCAGAAGGGTGGCGTGCTTGATCTCCACAGGCACCGTTAGCCGCCCCCAGGTGCCTGCCACTTGGATGTTCTGTTGCCCCCTGGGCCAGAACCCACCACGGGCCACCCGCCGCCGGGGCGTGTCGTCACAGTAGGCAAGGGCGACCTGAATATGGTAGGGGTACAGCACAAAGTCCGTCCCCTCCACGTAGGTGTCAAGCACCGTGCCGTCTATGTCCACGTTCTTCACACTGGTCGCAGTGATGGCAGGGTAAGGCACGTCCGGGGGAAAGAACAACTCAGACAGCCCGTTGCCGTCGAATGAATGCATAGTGGACTTCGTATAGAAGATGTCCCCACAGATGGAGTCCACCATACGGCTCGCCAAGTTCAGAGCGTCCTCAATCTCGGCGTTCGTGTACGCTGCAAGGTCCACCACCGTGCCCCGCACCTTGAAGGCACGCACTTCGGACGCCGTGGCGTACAGATTGAGAACCTGAACCTGGGCATACTCCGACGACGAAATGACTTGGAAGTTCTCCCAGACGGGCAGGTGTACCGCCGCGTCCGACACCTCCGCCTTCAGCGTGCCCACCGCCCCCACGTCAGCCGCCGACAGAGGAACGTCGTAGTATCCGTCCCGGTCATAGGTGATTGCGTCGGTACTGACCCGCAAGCCCAAGGCACCCCCGTCCTTCGACAGGTAGACGAGCATGGTCCCCGCCAGCCCGGCCTCGGGCGTAACCCCGTCCACCGAGTCCAGGAAAGGGCCCAGCTTTATCGTGTCCGCCGTGCTCTCTTGGAGGTAGCTCATACCCGTTGCTCCCGCTTCATTCGATAGTAGTGCATGAACCGGCCCCGACGAGTACTCGCCGAAATAACGGTTGCCGCGAACGCACTACCCGCCACAGCCCCGTCCGTGATCCGTCCAAGCCCCTGAGACATCCCACGAAACACGTCGCCCGCAACCGTGCCCTCTACAAGGCCCGCCGCCAACTGGGCCACAGCTCCAAACGTATCCCCCGCCACCGTGCCGTCACCCAACTGGGCAACAGCCCCCACAATATCAGCCACCCACGAGTCACCGGAAACCGATCCGTCTTCCAGAGCCTTGACAAAAGAGGCAACCGCGTCCAAGGCGTCGCCCGAAACCGCCCCGTCTACTATGTCCACCCCCATAGAAATCCGGGTAGTAAACTCGTTTCCGGCCTTCCCCCCTTCCAGCAAGAAGGCCAAGGCCGTCAGAGCAGCCACGAAAGAATCGCCTGCATAAGACCCCTCGCTTAGAGCACCCGTCAACGACCCAATCACTGTAGCGGAAAACGTATCTCCCGCCAAAACTGTTTCGCCTAATACCGCCCCCAAAATCGCAGAACTTGCCCAGGTTTCCCCAGCCAGAGCCCCATCAAGGATCGCGGAGCGAAGGCTGCCCACTGCCGCCAAGATGTCCCCGGCTACTGAGCCTTCGGCAATTGCCCCCAGCAACAGGGCGTCCGCTGTCCAAGTGTCCCCCGACTTGGCCCCCTCCACAATCGCCCCACGGGCCTCCGTGTAGGCACTGAACGCATCTGCCGAGATCGCTCCTTCGTGCAGCGAAGCCAGGGCTGCTAGGGAAGCGTCAAACAGGTCGCCCGCCGTGGCTCCGTCCTCCAAAGCAACCTGGGCAGTCAACTCCGCCGAGAACACGTCGCCCGCCGTCGAGCCCTCGCTGAGAACTGCCAACGCTGCTACGGCTGCTGCAAAAGCATCGCCGGACTTTGAGCCGTACGCAATGTCCGCAACTGCCGCCACAACCGCCTGCCACACGTCTCCAGACTCGCCGCCATCCGCCAATGCGGCTGAGATCGGCCCCGCCACCGTAGCTACCCACGCATCCCCCGCCTCTGCACCCTCCGCGACGGCTGCTCGCAACGTAGCCACGGCATCCTGCACGTCGCCCGCCGAGGCCCCTTCGCTCAATAGAGCTATGCCGTCCAGCGTAGCCTCGAATTCGTCACTTGATTCAGCCCCCTCAGAAATCGCCCCGTCCACTACCGGAGGAGCTACATACTGATCCGACCCAATGTCCCAAGTGTCGCCCTCTGAATCCCGGTCCCTGCCGTCAATGTCGATGTTGACACCCGTCGGTGTCGTCCCCAGGTCGGTGCCAGCACCTATCGCGTCCGCTCCGGATTTCAGGTGGAGGTCTTCGGAACCGGCAGCGGTGGATACGAACTGGTTAGTAGCAGTTTTTCCTGTAAGACTACCAGTACCAATAGCCGTGGCATCCGACGACATGTTATGGGACTCGACATCCGCAGACCCACTACGCCAAAAATCAAATGCACTTCCGCTGCCGGCGGTGTTGCTCCCGACTACCACGTTATTCTGAACAGCAACAGTCGCCCCAGAATCGCAATACGCCAATCCATACACATTCTGGGTGCTGGAAGCGTGGGATATGTACACGTTCCAGATGGTGTTATTCTGAATGTTTTTTGTGCCATAGGTACCGCTATACGAAGTTATCTGAAGACCATAGGAGTAACGACCCGTTATAGTGACGCCAACATTGTAGATGATGTTGTTGATGTAGCTACGGATGTTCTCGTTTCCATGGTCCCAAATAGCACCTATTACATCACGGGTGGTGGAAATGATGTCGTAGATAATACAATTAGCAACCGTTACACTCGGGGCATTATTTTGGACAGCGATACCGTATTTGTAATAGATGGTATTGCTGTTGGTTATTTTCAGCCACTTGATGGTTACGGGGACATCTCCATTCTCCTCCACGTCAATGGTTCCCACCTTCTGTTGGTGGTTACCATTCAACAATACCCCCGTGCTTTCGGTGCCGTCGTGCTCCTCCCCGTCGGCCGCAGTCAAGGTGATGCTGCCCAGCCCGATGGTTCCGCCCCCGTCTATGGTTACCTGCTCGACAAACGTAGCGTCGGCATAGCACTCCCCGACCGCATCGTCACCGGACGAGTAGATACCCGTATCATCTAAATCCGCTTCCCACAGCGTTATCGTGCTGTAGTCGCGTCCTGCCGTGCCAATGCTTTTAGTGACGGTTGCCATCTAGCGAATCCTTCTGCCGGGTCGCTTCTCTTGCTTGTTCCGCAGCAGTTCGGGGTCTTGAAGTTGCGGACGACGACGCCGATCGACCGGCTTGGTACGGTCCTCTACCTCGGCCACCGTCACGTCTAGTGCCGCAAGCACTTCCGGCCGCCTCCAGTCGGCGGCGATATTCCGCCTCTTGACAACTGGCCGCTCCCACGAATTGTTGCTGTCAGGCGGTTCGTCGCCGACGTGAGTAAACTGATTGCCGGTCTCGTCGGTATACTTCCACACCGGCGTGCCATTGTCGTCCACTTCCAGTTCCGGTGCGACCAGGGCAGAGGCTTCTACTTCGTTGAAATCATCCACCGGAATAAACAAGCAGTGCATCAGGTCGAGCTGCCCGGCGGGCCAAAGGTCGAAGTTGACTTCGCGGTAAGGTGTGCGGCTTTCTATCTCTTGCCAGACCTGATCGAGTTCGGTGTGCGTAGCGTAAACCTGCCCACCGAACCAGACTTCACGTCCCTTCGTACCAAAGATCGCGTGTCGTGGGTGCTTCACCCTACGGGCAAGGAGTAGGGGCACGTCCATATACTCGCCTTTGGCGTTCGGCTTATTGCTCAATTCCTCAGTCGTTCCATCACGGAGATTTGTGCGTCGAACAATCATCCTAGATAACCGCTCGAACTTGTACTGTCTAGTCAACTCCATCGCTTTCGCAGCAAGTGACCCTATCGGTCGCAACCCTTCAACAGTAAATCCAGCATCACGGGGACGGGTTAGATGTTCTGCGTGAACACATCGGATACGCCGACGATTAAATGCACACAGAACATCCCCGTCCTCGTAATTACTACTGGACTGTACTTTCAACGCCAGTTCGGCCATCTACACACCGTCGTCGGCTTGCGTGAGGGTAGCCTGCACTTCCAGCGTGTCGTTGTCGTCCACGGGCTTGTTCCCACCCGTGAAGGGGCCGCCGCAATACAGCGTCCCAGTGGAACCCCCCTTTGTGCTGACGGACACAAGGGCAGCACCGCCCACGGAATCTGAATCCGTGTCCATCGTGTAGGTGGCCTTGCTCGCAGAGTTGTCAACGCTCTGCCCTGACTCCGACCCCGCCACCCAGGTTTGCCGCACGGCCTCGTCGTAGTTTTCGTTCTCGGTCCAGCCCGCGTGACTGGCCATCGTGTCGTCCGCCGCCACGGAGGGGGAGGCGTCCATGAGCAGAACGTACCATATGGTGATGGCCGACGTTTCGTTGGATAGGCCGCACTGGAGCAGGTAGCTCAACCCCTCGTTCACCACGAGGTTCGGGCCAATCACGTCCTTCCACCGCAAAGGGCCGAGCCGCAACTGGGGGCCAGTCACCGCGAGCGGGGCCGGACGGAAGCAGTTGACTTCCCATAGCCCTGTCACCCGGGGCAAGGGGAACAGCAGCTCTGCCTTCCGCCTACGCAAGGGGTTCAGGATCACGCCAGAGGCCGCCGCCGCAACCCCTTGAAGTAGCTTTTTCATCTTGGACTCCTAGCCTGTTAAATTCCCGTAGCCGGTCCCGCTGGCAGTCTACTTGACCGCCTGGGCCGCCTTGTTCTGGATCAGCCGCTTCGCCTGGGCCTCGGGCAGGTCGTAGGTCTGGCCCTTCGCCAACAGGCAAACCGCCGAACCGTACAGGACCTTCCCTGTCCCGGGCTGTTTGTGAACACGGAGCCCGTTCAAGTTCGGCGGGTCCGCAAGGAGTTGCTTCATCTCCTCACCCGTGTACTCTTGGGCGTCCTCAACTTTGTCAAGCATCTGAATCTTCATCATAAACTCCCTGGAGTGAAAGAGGGGTTGCCGTGTGAAACGACTAAGCGTGGGTCAACTTGCGGGTCACCGTCCAGTTCACACCGGCCGCTCCGCCGCTGCCCTTGGCCCGGACCCGCCGGATGCCCAGGTCACCATGAATGAACTCCACGGCTTCGTCCGCCACCACTGGGGCAAACTCACCGTCCTTGTGCAACCCGTCCACGTGGACGAGCAGTGTCCCGCTTGTGCAACGCACGCGGAACCCGGAGCACCCATCGGCGTCCCGGAAAATATCCTCCTCCGCATTGACGGAGGCCGTGCCAGCCGTTGCCGCTGCCATGCTTCTTCTCCTTTGGGGTTTTCACGGCACACCGGAACCGCCGGGGGGCGTGCCCAAATGGTGGCCGTTGCTTCGCCAGATACCTTCCAGGAGCTTCCGCTGCTCCTTCAGCTCCTCCGTATTCGTGTCCACGCCCTTTTCAATCCCGCCCAGCTTCTCCTCGATCCGCTTGACCATCTCCAACTGAGCGGCATTGTGGGCCTCTAGGGCGTGCTGGGACTGAGCCGCCTCGAACTGAGCGTTGTAGGCCGCCAGGACAGACCAGCCCACGCCCGCGAGGAACATACTCATCAGGGCGATCATAAAGGTCAGTTGATTTCGCGTGGCCTTGTACTTGACCTCGCACTCATGGACCGTCACCGGCCGTTCCCCTTCCGGGCTACCCTTCGCCGGCGTCGCTGCCATCTTCCGCTCCTTCCTTGGCGTTCAAGATTTCACGGACAGCCCGCCGCACTACTTCCGGAGGCACCCGCTCATTCAGGTTCAGCAAAGGCGGGGTCCGGTCCCGCCTGACTTGGGTTCCACGGGCGTGGATTTGCACTATCAAGTCAAACTCACCCCACCGCGTTGCCGGGATGCCGCCCAGCGTCACGTCCGCGATCTTCTGGAGCATCCTGACAGGGGGCGTGCCCGCACCGTTCAGGCACAGCACCTTCCACCGCTGGGTCACCACCTGGGCTTCCAACTTGACGGGGTTCTTTGGCACTATGTCCGTCACCCCCAAGGCTCGCAGCACGTCAGGCGAAGTGATTGTTTTCCGGGCGTGGGTGGCGACCGGACAGCCCGGTTGCAAGGCCCGTGTCGGGCTCATGTTCAGCCGCTCGTAGGCGTCCACCGCCTTCAGACTGGGGTACAGCCCAATCACGTCATCCGGGCAGGTGTTCGTGAACACCACCGCACCGGGCACGCCCAGCAACCCGCACACGTGTGCGAAGCCACTATCCGTGCCCGCAAACAGGTGAGCCCCGGCACACTCCTCCGCCTGCCACAGTAGGTCGTCCGATTGTTCGCTCAGCTTGAACACGTAGGGAGGGGCGTGTATGCCCCACTCATCCTTCGTGCCCAGCATCTTGACAAGGTAGCCCCGGTCCACAAGTCCCTGGACCACAGCCCGCCACTTGCGGTCTGTCCACCGCCGGTTCGGATTGCTGGCCCCAGCATGGACCACCGCGACCTTGTGACCGTCTTGCAACCGGGGGGCATACGAGAACGTGAACTTGCCGGGGCTGACTGCCAGCCCCACCCGTTCGCTGACCAGCCCATAGTAGGAACCCTCCCGCAAGGCGTGGGCGTGGTTCAACGTGAAACTGAACTCCAACAGAACGTCCCACTTGGTCCGCACCGCCGGGTCGTTCAGCCGTGTAGTGGGCAGCACTTCATCCACCCCCTCCATCTGCCGAAGCAGTGGGAGCACGTGGTCCATCGCCGCCGCCCCTACGTGGCAGGTGGGGTATTCTGCCTTCAGAGCCTTGGCCGTACCGCCAAGAGCAATCAGGCAGTCGCCCACCCCGGCCGTGAACCGGAGGACGATCCGCTTCCCCGCCCAAACGTCCGGCAGCTCCCGGGCAGGCTCCCGGGGGCTTTCCAGGTAGGCAAACTCGTCATCGTTCAGCATCGCACCATCCCCGAATGAAAGAGGCCCGCCCCCAGGCCCTCGGGCGAGGGAACCGGAGGGCGGGCCGTAGGTCCAAACGTGCCACCCCGGGCAGGCTACGAGTAATCGGCCCCGGACATGGCCACGTTTTCGGCCAGGATCACCAGATCGGGGTTCTCCACCTCGAAGTCCACGCGGAAGTGAATGGTCACTTCCCACACGTCCTGTCGGGGCTGGCGGTCCCATTCGATAGTGATGTCCCGCTGGACGAAGTAGATCAAGTTCTGGAGCGGGGTCAGCCAGATTTCCGAGCCGTCCGTGCCCGCCGTGCCGTAGGACAAGTCCTCGGGCATCAGGGGCACTTCGAGCATCGGGATGCCCCAGGGGCCGGGAACCGTGCCCTGTCCCAGGGCCGTGTCACCGCCGCCGGTTTCCCGGTCGCTCCAGTCCAGCATCCACTTGTCATACGGGCCAGAGGGCACGATCCACACGTAGTTCGGCCGGGCCGCACGGTAGCGGCTGGGGATTGCCCGCTTCATGTCATAGTAGAGCTTCTTGGACGGGGCTTTTCCCCCGGCGTCAATTTGCTGGGCCGCCGGGACCTCCGCCTGCAAGATTTTGCTCCACCCGTCATTCACGCCGAGCAGGTTGTTCTCGGCCGTTTGGGTGTCCCCCGTGGCCAAGCTGTCGTCGCCTTCGATGGCCGCCATTTCCGTGTCGATGGCGATACGCTTGCTGAACATATTCAGCAGGGTATCCCGGATGCCGTTGCCTTCCAGGTTGTCCTCAATGAAGTCCGTCTTCAGGTCGAACGCGGAGCGGTACTTCTCGCAGTCGTAGGTCACGACGGCTTCGCTGGGCGTCCGGGTGCTGGACTTGCTCGTGGTGTGGGCACCTTCCGTTACGATGGTGCCGAGGTCCAGCTTATTGATCTCGCCCTTGTTGCGGTTCGTTCGCACCACGCGGACCCGCTGCATCAGCACGCTCTCGTTCACCACGAGGTCGATGAAGCGGTTCGCTTGCTGGCGGTTCAGAACCGAATTAGGCAGGCTGTTCGCGTCCACCGCCGACTTGCTGGCAACCAACTGGTCGATGGGGAGCTTGATTTCTACGGTACTCACAAGAATTCCCTCCGTGGGGGTTTCGCTTTATGGGAAACAGACGCAAAGCTCGGGCACGTATGCCCAGGGGCGAACAGGCTACTCGCCGCCGCCGGTCTTGGGCAGAAAGGGCCACAGCCCGTCGAACACGTGGTTCGGGTCGGCCGCCGCCTTCTTCTCGGCCTCCACTTTCTCGTCCCGCTCCAGGTCCGGAGGCGTGACCTTGCCCAGTGCCGCAACGGTCTTCTGGACCTCCTGTAACCCCGTCGCCAGCCCCGCCAGCATCTTCTCGATCGCCGTGGGCTGGGGCTCCGTGTCCGTCTTCTTGTCCGTATCCGATTTCTTTTCCGTGTCCGTCTTGCCCGCACCGTCACCGGCACCGGCAGCCGCTTCGGCATCGGCCTTCTTCTTGGCCTCCGCTTCCTCGTCGGCCTTCTTCTTGGCCTCCGCCTCGGCAGCCGCCTTTTCGGCCTCCGCCTTGGCCTTTTCCTCATCCGTGGGCTCGTCCTTGGCACCGGCCGCCTTCTGGGCCTCCGCAAGAACCTTAAAGCCCTCGCCCACCGTCTTCAGGGTTTCGCTCATCGCGTCCAGGGTGGGCTTCAGTGCCTCCGTGACAGCACCCGCCACGCTCTGGCCCAGGGCCTCCGCCGCCTTCTGGGCGTCGGTGCCGATAATCTGCGAGCCCTTGGACTTGTCCTCACCGCTGCCCGCGTCGCCCGCCTTGGCAGCGTCCTTGTCGTTGTCGGCCATTTCGGCCTCCTTCTGAATTGGAGTGCCCGTGCTGGGCGATTGGGTTGCCAGGGCAGCCAATACATCAGCACCACCGACAACGATGGCGAGGGCGTCCCTGCTCTTGTCCGTTTGCGTCTTGTCGCCCGGGCCGGGGGCCGGGGCCGCTTTATGTTCAGCCCGTGGACCTGCCACAACGTAGACGCCGTTCTGGAGCCGCACGGTCACGAGCTTCTCTACCGGGAAATGTTCGGGGGGTTGCTGGAGAGCGTAGAAGTTGCCGCCTTCCTCACGGATGGCGTCGTGGCGTAGCTTGTGGGTCTTCAGGCACTCCACAGCCGCCGCCCGGTTATCGAACCGGGTGCCTTCCAGGACTACGAGTTGCACCGCGTAGGGCTGGCCCCCCAGGGCCGCCAGATGCCCGTTCGCGTTCTTGCCCACCACAAACGTCGCGTCCGGGTTATCAGGGATGTTCACAAGGCTGATTTCCCAAAGGTCGATACCCTTGAACACCCGCTCGGTTTCGCCCTGGGCGTTGACCCGGTAGTCCACGTTCACGAGGCCCCGCCAGGAAAAGGCAGACAGCTCGCCACGCTGGACCATCTTAATCACGTCGTATTCCGTGACCGTGGCAACCACAAACAGACCACGAGCCCCGGCCGTTAGGTTCGGCACACGAGCCTTAGGGATAGTGGTTCGCACCTCCCTACTCTTGACTTCCTGAACCCCCCACACCTCCGGGTCGTCTTGCTTGACCAGCTTGGCGACGTACACTTGGTCCGGCCGCCCAGCCGCCACCCGGTTGCCCATCCGGTCGATCCAGAAATCGTGATTGACCAGTAGCGTGGGGGCCGCCATAAACTGGTCAATGTCGAACTCCTCCGGCGGAACAAGGTCCTTGCTCCGATCCAAGGACTCCACACTGGCAAAGCCCTTGACCGTTACCTCCTCCGCGTCCGTAGTGCTGGCCTCAACGACCGCATAAACGGGGGCGGTTATGCTCAGAAGTTCGCGTAGATCGGCTTGCATGGAATCGGCCTCCAGGTTGCCACGATGCTCACCGCGTAATCCTAACGGGCCACGAAACCTATGTCAACACCCGTTTCTTCAGAAAAACCGTCCGCACACGTGTGCGGAGCTTGCCAGGGTAACCCACCCTTCCCAGCTTACAGCTCCCCCAGCCGCCCGGTGAGTTTGTCCAGCCGTTTTCGCAACCGCTTCACGTACTCCGCGTCGTCCAGGTTCGCTTCTATGGCCTCTTGGATGCGGGCCTGCTCATCCCTGATCCGCGTGGGGCTTGTGCCTAGGGGGCCGGTGAACGTGGGCTTCGTGACCAAGCCCCGAGCCGCCCGCAACCGACTAAGCATCTGACGGCTTGTGGCGTGGGAGCGAGCCGGTAGAGGTGCCAGTGGTCCCACGGGCCGGAGCCACGGGCCGCTGGACCCGTCCCAGGGCGTTATCAGGATTTCCGGGTCACTTAGATCGGCCTGGAGGGAGCATCGACAGTTGATGCTATCCGTGCCGTCCCCCGGGTGCATCGCCCCCGTGCTGAACGGTTTCTCCATCGGGATGTACCCGTCTGATGCGTTCAGAATATGGGCGTCCCGCACACGGATATCCCCCACGTTTATCCATGCCTTCTTCTTCACCCCGCTCCGGTGGTATTGCTCGAACGTAGCCGTATTGTATGCACTGCCCGCCTCTGTCCGTGCAATCTTCAGGCCCCGCCACTCGGGTATCCCACCCGCCAAGGCGATCTCCCGCCCCATCTCCTCCGGCTTGGCGTCGCCCAGCACCATCCGGTCCCGCACCATGTTTCGGAAATCCCCAAGCATGGTCGGGGTCAGGCCCCGCCCCACCTCCCGGGCTCGCTCTTGCAAGGCTGCAATCAACTCTTGATCGGTCAACTCAAAAACAATGTCCCCCGCCGCCTTGCGTACCGTAGCAGCATACCGCCTCCCGCTGGCCCGGAAGCCCATCGCGTGCAAGGCTTCCACAGCCCCCACCTCAAAAGCATCAAGGATGTACCGCTCCGCCAACTTGGCAACCGCCCGCTCCTCCTCGTGGGACACCGCCGCACTGGCAAAGGCCCGAGGGAACAGGTTGACCAGATATTCGGTGGCCGCGTGTCGGCGGTCAGTCAGCCGCGTATAGCCCGCAACCGCCGCCCGGCCGCCAGTATAAGCCCGCTGGAGAAGTCCCGCCTGTCGGGCGACAGTGGCCATTTCAGCTAGATTGTCGCGGATGTACGGGGTCAGGGCCTTGACAAACCGCTGCTCCACCCGCACACGGGGGCCACCCGTGGCAGACTTCAGCACGTGCAACCGCACTGTCTTTTCAAGGAGTTCTGCCGCAACGACCATATCAAGGCACGTAGTTCGTCCAAAGGCATTCGACAACGCGATGCCTCTTGCCACTGGCACCGCTTTTCAGCTCAGCCCCACGCCGCCGCCAGTACACACGGAACCGACGCAGCCGCCGCGTATAAAGGTCCGACGGGTAACCGGACAAAGCCCACCGGAAACGGGCACCGCACAACATGTCAAGCAATGCCTAGTGATTGATGTTCGAGTACGTCCCGATCTCCGTCTCGTAGTACGGGGGGTCCAAGTACACAAAGTCGTCTTCGCCCCACTGCCCCCAATCCACGTCCTCCCAATCCTGCTCAACCACCTCCGCCCCGGTCAGCAACCACCGGGCCACCCGACAGACCCGGGGGTAGGTTCGGAGGGACCGCCCTCTCTGCTTTCCCGCCGCGTTGACCGTGCATTGGTACCCGTGCTTGTAGCCCTTACCGCGAAACGTCACCACCGGCTCCAACACCGCCGCCAACGCATCAGACCGCCCCCGCAGCTCCTCAAACTGCTCACGGGTCACCCAACCCGGCAAAGCCCGCAAGTCCGCCTCACGCAAAGCCCGCAAAAACCGGGTATCGCGGTCCATCAGAACCCACCGCTGAAACCGCACACGTGTGCGGGCCAGCCAATACACGTTCCCCCGCCCCGCAAACGGCTCAACGTAACACCGGCCAGCCCGACGAAAATGGTCTACCAGCCACCCGCGTATCCGAGCCTTCCCGCCCGGGTAGGCAAAGGAAGGAACGCAAAACCGCTGTCCGCTAACCTCCACCGTTTCCATCGCCGTACCGTTCAACCCTTTCCGCAAGGGCCTCCACTAGGTTGTTCAGAGGATTCCGTTCGTCGTAGCACGTTTCCGGCTTGCTGTCGTCGTATACCGTGACCAGTTTGGCCCCCGGGTAGGCCAGCTTCAGGCAGACCAATGTTTCCCCGCTACCCGTGGGCACCTTGTATTCGTGCTCCAGGCCCAAAGGGTGCTCGCGGAAATAGCTCACGTCCAACCGCCGCCCCACCTCAGCCATCATCGGAAGGGGTAGGTGGCCTGGGGTGGCGTCGAACAAGCCCGGGAACGCCGCCGCGATGTCCGTCATGGTCCACCACCTGTCCGTCTGGAGTGGGCCGCGTGCCCCTACCTCCACCACAGTCAGGTCGCCCCACTCACGCAAAGCCTCCGCCGCGTTGCCACACGAAAAGCAGACAACTCCCGCCGCATTAGTCGCCTTCACGTGTGTCCGGATCACCGTCGCCCGGAGCCGCTTCTGAGGAACCATCAACGTGACCAACTTCGATCTCCTCTGGGAATGTACGCCGCACGCTAGCCGGATCCCCTTTGTAGAACACAAGGACGTTCTGATGGCCCTTGCCCAGCTTGCGGGACTGAGGGAATTGCCGGGCCGTGCGGATTGGCAAACTGCCAACAGGTGTCACCAGGATCGCCTCATTGTAGTACGCCAGCCCGCACACGTTGGCGAAGACGCGAAGGTTGTCGCCGACGAAATTATAATAGGCCCCACACCCGTCCCGCACTTCGCCGACCTTGACAACGAGAAAACGGTTGTCCCGCAACCGCTTGACAGCCGCTTGAAAGATGCGAGTGTACCACCGCATGAACTCTCCATAGCTGGCAAAAGCACTCCCATCTTCCGCCTCTTTGCTATACACCTCCAGGTCGTAGTAGGGCGGGTTCGTGAAAATCAAGTCGTACTTCTCGCCCTTGGGGAGCAGGCTTTCCAGCTTGGCACTATCGCCGCACAGCCACTTCGGGGCCGCCTTGCCCTCCTCCTCGCCAGCCACAAGGGTGGACCACTGGCGATGGTTTTCCTCCACCTGCTCCTCGCGGAGTTCGATGCCCGTGTACGGGTAGCCCAGCCACCCCGCGACCGCCCCCTTGGTCACCTCCCCGCCAAACGGGTCAAGCACGTGCCCACCCGGCACGTTGAACCATCGGTAGGCCAGCTCGCACAGCACCGGGTCGAACACACTGCCCCCAGCACCCTCGGCCCCCCGGGCGACCCACCCGCTGGCACACGTTTCGTCCTTCACTTCCTCGCCCCGACCCTCACCGCCGTGAATGCCCAGGTCACACCACTCCCGCTTCCGGCTTTGCCAATAGCCCTGTCGGGCATCCAGCACAGAAAACGGGGGCACGATAAACCGCTCGCGGAGCAACTGGCTCTCCGGGCTTTCATCCGGGGCGTCCAGTGTCGGTTCCACTGGCCCCACCATGCCGCCGTCCAAGGGCGGAAGCCCGCTATGCTCAGGCAGTGGGGGCAGGTCAGGTTCTTCCCAGCCCAGTATTGGCAGCTCCCAATCCCGCTCGCGTAGGAACTGCAAGGTGTGACCCAGGGTTTCAACATCCCAGCCCGCCAACTCCGCCGTCCGGTTCAGGGCAAGGGCCAAAGCCCGGGTCTCTTCCTCAGACAGGTCTTGCACCGTGCAAGAGGCAAACTCCCAGCCCAGCTCCCGCATGGCCTGGAGCCGCCCGTTGCCGCCCACGACGTAGTTCGTGCCACGCTGGACAATCAGGGGCTCCACCTGCCCAAACCGTTCCAGGCTGGCCTTGATAGCGATAAGGTTCCTCTCGTCGTGGGTCCGGGCGTTACCTGGCAGCTCCTTCAGTTCGCTCAGGGGCAGCCGCACCACTTCCAAGGTCGTTGTCGGTTCGCTCACGTTACTTAGTCCTTTCTTTCTATTTCTATTTATGGGCTCTTCGCCACACTACTTCTGTTCTAGGCACGTGTTCGGTTGCCCCCCCTTTTCCTCGCAGCTTGCTACCACGGCCTTTTGTAGCCGCATAACACACAACCTTGAACGACCACCGTTTCCAACCAGCATCTTCCAAGGGCTTGCAGGCCAAAGAATCATACCCGCTCAGCAAAGCCTGCCCCTGAATACCCAACAGCAACTCAACCAGTTCTTTGTGGTGCTTGTCGGGTTGCTCGTGCTTATAGACTTGCTTGCATACTCGCGTGTCCAAGACATAAGGCGGGTCCAGATAGAACGTCGTGTCCGGCGAATCCCAGTACCGTATGACATCCAAGGCGTCCCGGTTATCAAGCTGGCAACGA